TTCTTTTAGATCAGCAGGAAGAATACAATCTTCAATCGACTTTGGCCGATATCGCTCCACCCACAAAAAGTCTTCAAGCATAATATATTCCTTTCAAACAAGATTCATTATAAGTAGATGTAGGTCACGATGTAACAGCATCTACCTACTCTAACGCTTTTACGGAGCATCAGCTATGTTTATATATAAGATCACGAACAAAGTCAATGGTAAAACATACATTGGCAAAACATCAAAGTCTATCGAAGAGAGATTTCGTAGACACTTCTATCATCACAAAACAGGAAATACACATCTATATAGAGCCATGAGAAAATATGGATTCGATAGTTTTTCTGTAGCAATGATCGAAGAAACTTCTCAACTAAATGAGAGGGAGATATTCTGGATCAAAGAACTTCAGCCCGAATATAATATGACTAAAGGTGGAGATGGTGGCGATTCATCTAAATCTCTCACTTTCATAAAATCAATAGAAGTGTATCATAAAAACAAATCTAAAGAATCTTATGCTACATATGGAATGCTAGGTAAAAAACAATCACAGAAGTTCTTCGAATCGATCAAGAAATCTAACAGTTGTCCAGTAATGTGTGAAGGTGTCCAATATTCTTCTGTAGGTGAAGCAGAAAAAGCTTATCCTGGTATCAATCTAAGAAAAAGATTGGACAACCCAAAATATCCACATTTCTATCGTTTGCGAAAAAGAACCAGAAGAGGTTAACTGAAGGAAGAATCTTTCTCTGTCGCAATGAAGTATGTAACACCAGTCGCAGTAAACTTTGAGATGCCCGCTTTTGAGATTGATACATCATAGTCATTAGGAAGAAGCTTAAGATTTTCATTCTTAAAGATAGCATTGAATACAAGATTGGTAGAACCTACCACGATGCTGTACTTGTCCTTCGAAGGATTCTTGCTATCATCAGCCGATAGATAGATGTTTTCACCATCACCAGAGATGATTGTTTCTGGAAGACCAAGAACACCAGCAGCCTTTTGAACCTTAGTGAGGTCTTCTTGGGTGATAGATAGATTGATTTCAGCAGCAGGGAAGTTTAGATCCTTTGCGGGTGAAGTAACGAACGTTGATGGATCAGCGTAGGTGTATACTAGCTTACGCTTGTCTGAGGCAATAGTAGCCTGTGTTTCACCGAAGTGGATTTCTGGCTGATCAAACAGCAATAGCGCACCAAGAAACTTTGATAGATCATAGATTGCAAAGTCACGGTCAAAGGTTTCTTGAACTTCTGCACTCGCCATCACAGTCTTTTGTGGTGAGATAGTGCGAATCATATTACCAGAGCGAAACAGAATGCCGTGATTGATTGACGAAAAGTTCTTGAGGACAGTAAGGGTATTTTCACTTAGCTTCATAGTATCATCCTTTTCAATGTGGTGTTTCCAAAGATCACCTTGGAAACACCGTTATAACAAACCTATAGGCAGAAGTCTAGACTTTTATCCCTTTTTGCCCAACTTTGATGGATCAGCAGTAGCAGCAGCGCCAACGGCTGCTAGATCAGCGAGTGAACCACCAAACACGTATGAACCAACATGCTGTAGCTGAATCCATGGAGCAAGCCATACCTTTAGACCAATCTTACGTGCCCACTGGCAGAACATATAGTCTTCTGATAGATAGCGATTCGAGTATTCAAAACCAAAAGCAGAATGCTTTGCATCGTCAAGGAACGCGACAACTTGTTCCTGAGTAGCCTTAGGATTCTTCTTGTAGAACTCACGAATCTCATTGCTGATATGCGCGTGCTTGTTGTCGATAAGTGCATCAAACAAGCAAGGGATTTCACGCGAACCATCAAATGCGGCTGTGCGAACGTGGTCAGGGCGATACATCAGATGTGGGTATTCGGTGGTCATCTTTTCGAGAGCCGAACGCTTGATCATCATAAAGCCAGTACCAGATTCTAGAACTTCGGCTGGTTCAGCGATCTTGATTTCGTTCTTGCCATTAGCAGGATTGAAAACGTAGTCACCAACAAACTTTTCAAGAACACTGGCATCCTGATCGGCAAAGCCCTTATCAACAGCCATCTTGATCTTTTCCCATGAGATGCACTTCTTAGGATATGGACCACAAAGGATGTCGTATTCTGATTCTTCACTCATCAGAGCAAGCATCGTCATTACGTCATTGGAGTTAAAGCCAATGTCAGAGTCGATGAACATCAAGTGTGTGCAGTCTGACCGAAGGAACTCATCTACGCAGTAGTTACGAGCGCGGGTGATAAGTGATTCGTTGAACAGATAGTAATACTTGACTTCAACACCATAATGAACGGCTAGTGCTGATAGATCGTTTGTGCTACGACAGAACATGCCTGCACATGCACCTCCATACATTGGAGTTGCAACAAATAGTTTACGCTTGCGTAGTTCTTCAATAGGTACACGGACGTCCATATTATATTTCCTTACTTTACTTCAGACATATTCATTGCGGCGCCAACAGTAGCATACGCAATCGTACTTGATGTTAGATCAGCAGACATAGTTGAAGTTGCCCACTTGTTGTTGAAATCAACATTGCGCATCTTATTCGAAGCAAGACCTGATGCACTGGTATAATTTGTGACATCGAAGTTAGCGCCAAGGAAGATAACTTCCCAGTTCTTTTCTTGAAGAACCTTGACCTTATTCTTAATCTTAGCCTGAGTGTATTCCCGCGACTGGTTTTCTTCACCGTCAGTTAGAATGACAACAACAGTACGCTTTGCATTGCGTTCTAGAGCGCGATCCATTACATGAGCCGCAGCATCATAAAGAGGAGTGCCGCCAGAAGGTTGCAGAACATCATAACGAAGTGGTTCAAAGTAAGCAATACTTTGACTTTCCGTAATAGTTTCAAGTCTAGTTGTAGAACCCTGAAGAATATAGGCGGAATCAAATGCAACAATAGTTACTTCGCCTTCAATCTTTTCCTTCTGAAGTCCCTTGATGTAATCATTTAGTGAGGTGATAGCAGTAGTCCAACGTTCACCGGTCATAGATCCTGAGCGGTCTAGTGCAACGAATACTGCTAGTTCATTCTTCTTACTCATCATCTTTTTCTCCATATTCTAGATCATGTACATGTAGTTGTATGATAGCGTAATGAATCACTTTCATCAAATCTTTACGCCAATCTTGTGATCCTCCTTTGTTACCATATCGTTGTGCATACTTCAACACATTGCCGATACAGAAACCTGTTCCGTGACCGCCATCAATGATGAACTCTGTAGCTTGATACTTGTTCTGGGAGTAATGCTCACCGTATGTCTTATTAATGTAATCGGTGATTTCTTGAAGTGCTTTGTCTTCGTTGTATTTATATGGTCTTTCGGGTGCCATTTTGATTTCTCGCCACTCCGCGCGATTCCATTCATCATCATAATATCTGTGTTTATTCATACATCACTTTCCATTTCATATTGCAGATAAATCACACCCGCTTCTTCAAGAATGTCTTTAGCGAGTTTTGTGGATTCTTTCCAGTGTTCAGGCAGATTCTTAGGAACTTCTGCAATAACAGTTCTGATGCCAACTTGAATGATACCTTTGCAACATTCAGAGCATACAGGTAAACCATATACGTATAGTTTGGCTCCGTCAAGAGATATTCCATTTAAACATGCATTATAGATGCAGTTCATTTCTCCGTGAACGACATACTTATACTTCGTTTCACGATCATTCAAGCGATCATCATCTTTGATACCTCTCGGAAAGCCATTGTATCCAGTTGCCAGGACATTTTGATTTTTTCCAATAGCAACAACACCAATCTGTTTAGATGGATCTTTTGACCAAGTTGAGATATTCTTAGCCGTATCCAAATGACGGCGTGTCCACTTATGCATTATACAGTTTCTTTCTTCAAACGAACTAGTTTCATTCCGTAGTTGTCTACTTTAGGTAGTGACTTCAGATCAATGTCTTTCTTCATAATCAACTGGTTCTTCTTGAATGGACCATAGTCAACGTAATGATGCCATCTACCGTAGCGAAATACCATGCGGGCCACGTCTGGATGCATGTCTACGAGCATTTGTGACTTGTTGATTGTTCCCTCTGGATTAAGCTGGCCATCTCTCCATTGAGCCTTGTCTTGTGTGCCTTCAGCATGATAAAACTCAGCAGTGTTACCACCTTTGACAGTCTGTGTTGCAGCTTTGCCTTGAAGAAAAGCATTAAACTGAATAGTGCAATCACCATCTTTCAGTACACGAAGGCAGATATCAGTATCTTCGTTGTAACGACCACGCCAGCGATGCTTGCAATCGTTTCTGATAAGCAATGTGGAATAGATACGAGTGTTTGTTACAAAGGCAGGATACTTCTGATTTGGTGCAATAAAGAAACGATATTGAAAACCAGAGATAGGAACATTCTCATATCGGTCAACAAAGTCTTCAGCAACTTTGAAGATCACACCAGATTCAACGCGAATACGACTGTTTTCATGGAGACGATAAAAGTCTGTGATGTTGTCGTCCATTACCCAGTGACTAGTTGCACCAATAGAGATAGAATGATCCCAGCACCAGTTTCTAGCGCGACCTGGTCCGTCGCCGTGATTACTGAAAGGTGCAACTAGAAGAGTGACATACTCACGGATGCCAAAGTTGTCTAGTGCTTGTTCATACAAAGCTTCATCCTGTGGTTCAATCGCAATGTAATGTGGCACTTTCATTCGTGCCAATGAACGAGAGGTCAGCATTGATTCATGCCGACCTTTACTGATGATATAGACAGGATATTTTGGATTAGTCATCAGTTTCAATCCACCTACGAAGTGCATTTGCATCACGATCTAGCTTTGGATGCCAGATGCTTTTTGTTTTTATAGTAAGATGCTGATCGATCAACTTGGCAAACTCTTCATAGTCTTCTTTGTTACGGAAGCTTACGTAAATCTGTTTATATGGTGGATTAGTATCTTGCTTGAACTCGGGCATTCCTACCCAATGTTTCTTCCACTTTACATCATCTTGCTCCAAAGTTTCGTCTTCAGGCAAGAATGCATCAAGAGTAGATACACCATAAGAGATGTTCTTTGAGTCAATCAGACTTTCGTATTCTGTAGATTCATCAACTACAGGCTTATTGTCTTCCATAATATACTCCGTCTTATGCGATAGCTAGTTTCTTATTGATTTTGTTGAACGCTTTCTGTTGCTTGAAAGCCTGTTCTTTGTGGATCAAACTAGCGCGATTGATATGAACAATGCCGTTTAGATGATCTAGTTCATGCTGAAACACACGAGCAGTTAGACCTTCAAACTTTTCTGTTCTCGTTTCGCCGTTAGGCATAGTAAAGCGAACTTTGATCACAGCTGGACGCTTGATCTTTACCGATAGCCCAGGATGACTTAAGCAGCCTTCTAACATATACACTTGATCGGCGGAAGAGTCAACGATTTTTGGGTTGAAACATGCAAGAATCTGTTCGCCATTGATGACAAATGCACGATAGGGCAGACCGACCTGATTCGCAGCAAGCCCCAAGCCTTTGTTCTCAATCATAGTCTCAGCTAGATCACGAGCCAACTGAATAGGATCAGTAGGTGGATTGCTGAAATCAAAATATTCAAGTTCTGTTTTGAGAATAAGATCGTTCTTATCTACAAGAGGTAGAATAGCCATCAGTTTACTCCTAGGATTGGCTTAAGATTTGGTCGAACATAGTTTGGTCCTTTGATGATCTTGCCATCTTCGCGATGAACAGGCTTACCATCTTCACCAAGCTTGGTCATGTTACTATTGTGTACTTCTGCTAGACAAGCATCTAGATCAATGCCAAAAGCAACACCAGCACCGTAGGTGACATATAGAATGTCAGTCAGCGCGTCTGCTACTTCTACCAAGTTCTTGTCCTTGATCGCATCCTTAAGTTCCTGAAACTCTTCGCGAATCAGTTCTACGCGAAGTTTAATAATGTCTTTTGCAGGAAACCCTGGAGTATCTGGAGCATCTTGACCAAATACTGTAGTGAACTCTTTTACTTTTTCAAAGTTAGTCATGCTATTCCTCACATTAAAATTTATATAAGTACATTGTGGTTCACGATATTACCAGTATCCAACCACTCTAGTCCTCGTACAAGGAGTCCAGCCATGAATACTTATTACGTCTATGCATATATCAGAAAATCTGATAACACACCATACTACATAGGTAAAGGGAAATCAAGAAGAATGTACGAAAAACATTCTGTTTCTATTCCCAAAGATAAATCCAAAATAGTTTTTCTAGAAACAAATCTTTCAGAGATTGGGGCATTCGCATTAGAACGTCGATATATTAGATGGTATGGCAGAAAAGATTTAGGAACAGGCATTCTTCGCAATAGAACGGACGGAGGAGAAGGATGTTCCGGAAGAATTATGAGCGAAGAACACAAAATCAAAGTCTCTATAACTGGCAAGAAAAATAAAGGCAAAAAACATTCTGCCGAAACTATAGAAAAAAGAGCAGCGAAACTAAGAGGCATTCCGCAAAGTTTAGAATTAGTAAGAAAACGAACAGGGCCCAGGATAGGCACAAAGGTGTCCGACGAAAGCAAACTAAAAAACTCGATATCAAACAAAAATAGACCTAAAGAGTTATGTCCACATTGTTTAATAATTGCGTCTAAGGGTAATATTCTTAGATGGCACTTGGATAAATGTAAACAAGCTACTCGACAACCATAACACTGAAATTTCTCTTCTTCTCAAAACGAATGATGTTAGTGAATTTGTCCATCAGTGATGCTCCCTTATGTGAAATGATGAACACATTGGTGTCAGCCGTTACGCTGCTTAGAATCTTGAAGAACTCATCTGTACCACTGGTATCCAAAGAACTATCAAAAACCTCGTCCATAATCAAAAGATTTGTGCTGGCGCTGTTACGAAGTTTTGCCACCGCTCTCCAGGTGAACAGGAGCGCAAGGTCAATACGCATCTTCTCTCCTTCAGAGAATGACGCATAAGAGAACTCATCACGAAACCGCGACTTAATCTTTTCATCAAAACTTTCATCAAGTTCAAACTGGACAAAGAAGTCCATTGCCGCAAGATACTTGTTGATTAGCTTGTTCATGACAGGAACATATTGCTTGATGATCTTGGTCTTGATACCACCATCTTTCAGCAGAACAGCAGCAGTACCCAACAAAGAACGATTTTCGGTTAGTTCTTCAATAAGTGTGTGAACGTCTTTCAGTTCTTTCTTGGCTTTGTTTAGATCAACAGCATCCGTCTCTACCTTAGTCTGAGTATTGCGGAGTTTCTCGATTTCTTTGTAAAGTTCCTGATTGTACTTCTGATACATACGGATCTTGTTATTACGATCAACAATTTCCGCGTTTAGTTGTGAAATCTGATTGCCGATCTTTACAATCTCGACCATTCTTGCATTAACTTTATCTTGCTCTTGGCTTAGTTTTGACAGAGCAACATCTAGTTCTTCTGCGCTTGCAATTTTTGTGTTTAGTGTTTCTGTTTTGAAGTTAGGATCAATGTCTTGCGCGCATGTTGGGCAATGATCATAGGTATTCAAGAACTTGATGTGTTTATTGTGATCAGTCAGT